CATGGGCGTCTCGAATTCGATGACATCGCCAGCGGTGTAAGTGACGCGCGATGGGGGAAAGATGCCGATATTCGCGGCACCAGAGCCATTCGCGACAACCGCGCCGGTGCTGAGGTGCATGTACCGGCGGCCCGCATGGATGATGGAAAGCGGTTGACCCTCCGCGATGGGATAGCCGGCGCCTAAACCGCTGGCAGAGATCGCCGTCCCCGAGCTTGTGGCGCTGATGATGGGGGCGGGTGGAGAGCCGGGATCGAACTTGGTGATCGGCCACGGCATCAGCACGCGATCCTGTCGGCCACGCATGAGGCGAACGACGAACTTCTGCGCGTCTTCGTCGTCCATTTCCGGCATCGTGTAGCGGCATCCGAGGCGCGTCCCGAGGCGATTTATCCGCTGCTCTGGTCCGCCGAGGAATGGTGTGAGGATGCCGCCGAAGTCCCGAAGGAACGGCTGCATGACGTTGGGCAGGGGACAGGTCGGCAGAGCAACAGCCATGTGGCCGGTGCTATGTCAGGTGGGCGTGAGGCGTTACCGCCGTCAGCCCGGCAACCGCCGGCGGGATCGGCTCATCATGCGCCCCTCGGCCTGCCCGGCGCCGATCTGCGACCCCATGACGGTGGCCTGCTGGACACCCTCAGCGACCCATTGGCGGACGGTATGGGTCAACACCGCGTCCTTGGCGTTGACCGTGACGTTGATGTTGGTCGGGCCGCCACCGCTCGATGCCGCCATGGCGTTCATCCGCCCCAGCGGGATGATATCCCCCGACCCTTGCGGAACGAACGCCTCGACGCGGCCGGGCGAAGAGCCTTCGTTGACGCGGTACATCTGGCCGGCGTTGACGTGGCCGCCAGATGCGCGGCCGAACGTGGCGTCGAAGCTGTTGTTGAACGCCGAACCCATGCCGTTACCGCCGAACAGCGAGCCGAGACCGCCGCCGCCGAGCGCGCTCGCCAGCCCGCCTATTACGGCCTTCTGCACTGCAATGCGCAGTAGATCGGCGACGATTTGAGAGGCCACGCTTTTGAAAACGTCGCCTAGGGACTTCGTGCCCATGATGGCTTCGACCAGTCCGTCGTTCAGGCTGTCGAGCGCGTCGACTTGGATAGATTCCAGCGCGTCATTGATGTTCTCAGCAGAAGATTGCAGATCCGCGCTGTAACGCTGGAGCGGGGACATTTGCTGCTGTCGCAGGCGTTCTCGCGCCGCAGCCTGCTGGCTTGCCAGTTCGGCGTTCGCCTTCTCGGCATCTGCGACATTGCCGGACGCGACTTCCTGTTCGAGAAGGTTTCGCTCGATCTTCTGATGAAGGTCCAACGCCGCCTTCTCAAGCTCGTTGCGCTTCTTGGTGTTCGTCTCGATTCCGGCCCATGCGTCGAGCGTATCGGCCTGGCGGCCAAGCATGTCATTGGCGAGCCGCGCCTGGCGCTCCTCCATTTCGCGCGTGATACCCTGCATCAGCAGGCCAGGGCGTCCTTCGGCCTTGATACCATCAGGCCCCGTCGAGCCAGTCTCGCCGTATAGCCGGTTTACCGCGCTTGCGATCTCCGGCGTGAGGGCCTTGGCCGCCTTCAGTCGGCGGATAAGCTCTTCTCGCTCAGCCTCCAGCATTTGCTTGGCCAGATCGGCGCGTTCTGCGGTGTCAGTCGACAGTTCGAAGCGAGCACGCAGTTCATCGGCTTGGAGGCGTGCAAGCTCCGAATCTTGTCGATCAGCAATGCGCTGGGCTTCGTTGCTGCCGCGCGTTTTGCGGCCACCAGCCTTTTGACCCGATGCCGGCACAGGGCGCGGCTTCCCGCCGGCCGTATACCCCCCGAAATCTCGAAGCGGATCGCCCCGCAGCACAGATTGCAGCGCCAATTCGCGGGCCGTCTTATCGCGGGCCTCTGCCGCTGGCCCGACGTTCGTGATGATATCCGCACCCATGCCGAGGGGGTTGGTAAAGCGGAGCGCCTTTGACAATCCATCCCCACCAACAGCATTGGCACCGGCGCCAATTGCGCCCAGCGGGGACCATGCCGGGATGTTGCCGATAGCTGCTATCAGGTTCTGCACCGAACCAACTGCGGAATCGAACAAGGCAATGAGCGCGGAGATTTCCGACCGCGTGTTGATGCCAAAGCGCTCGGCCGCCGCCTCAAGGTCAGCGAACCCGCGCGAGCCATCCGTCACGAAATTCGCGATCGCAGTTGAGAACTGCCCACCTCGATCAAACGCGCCGAACGTCACAATGGCAGCGTTCTCGACCTGCTGCATGGCCTCGTCGAAAGTAACCGGGAGCGCCTTAAATTCCTCGTCGATCCCCTTGGTGAACTTCTGATCGGTTAGCGCCTTCACCAACTTGGCGCTGGTCAACTCCCCCTCTTCGGCCATCTTGCGGAGCTGGCCGACCGTGACGCCCAGGCTATCCGCCAACAGGCGTTGGAACCGGGGCGCAGCCTCTGCCATCGTATTAAATTCGTCGCCACGCAGTACGCCGGATTGCAGAGCCTGAACCAGCTGGCGGGTTGCTTGCGATGTCTCTTCTGTTGCAGCACCGCTAATCTTGAACGTCTTCGCGACGGTCTCGGTCGCGCGTCCCGCCTCAATCTGCGTGATGCCCAACTCGCGGGCGTTGCGCGCGAAGTTGCCGTACAGCTTTGCCGTTTCTTCTAGGCCACTGCGGGTTGTCGCGGCGATACGCCGGACATCATCTTGTGCTTGCGCGAAACTTCCGCTTTCACGAGTGGCGAGTTTGAGCTGGGCCTCCAGACTTTTCGCACTATCGGCAATGCGCAGATATTCGCGAGCTATACCGAGAGCGGAGACGCTGGCGAGATACCCGGCGGTGGCCTTGGCCGCGAAGCTGAATGCTTTGCCAATGCCCGCAGACATCGAATTGGCGCGCTTTTCCATCGCGTCGAACTGTTGGTCTGATCTGCGCCGGGCCTGATCGACCTTCGCGTTGTAGTCGCGTACCTCGGCTTGAAGCCGAAGAATTACAGGATCGATCTCGGGCATAGCTTGACGCTATGGTCAACATGCGTCAGCCGTTACCGCCGTCACTTGGGGTGGGCCATGATTCAAATAGTCGGCTTTATCGGGTGCCTCTACCTTCTGGTGAAGGCGTTTGAGATTATGGGAAGTTCGGCGCACCGCCGCGAGAGCGGTAGCCTGAATGGCGCGGCGGTGCTCGCCGTACTGCTAGCCATTCTCGGGTCGGTTGGTTTCGCGTTTCTGCTCTTTGCACAAGGTATCGTGGCGCCGGTTCTCGCCTCAGGGGCGGTCAATGAGACCCCGCGCGCTAGCTCTAACTGGCCGAAGGAGCGCACAGTCGAAGCGCCCGCCACGAACTATAAGCGAGACGCTGCGGGAAACGTAGTGTGCGACCCGAAGCTGGCGGCAAGCGTCAATTTGAGGTGTGATTAGCCCGCGCCGCCCTAAATCGCCTCAGTCGCTCGATATCGGTAGGCTGTCCCGGCTCCCGATCCTCGGGTTTGGCATGCATCTCGTTGTGCGCGTCCAAGGCCTCGAAATAGGCGCTCAGTGACGCCGTAGTCCAATCAAGCCCCAGCACGCCGCAGTTGACGATCATCCGGCCTTTTTCGAGCGGGTCGACGTTCTTGCCGGTGGGCTTGTGTTTTTTTTTGAGGGAATCTGCACGCCATAGACGGCAGCCCTCAGGATTGCCCAAGCGAGGGCCATATCATGAATGGCGGGCCGGGTCGGGAAGCAATACTGCTCCGTCATGGCCTCAGCCTTCACCGAATCGGTCCCGCCACCGATCAGGGCGTTGCGGATCAGGTGGACGCACTGCTCGGGATCAACGGGCGAGGGGCCCAGCAAGACAGTGGCGTCGTCAATGCCGCCCAGGTGTTCGCCCAACCAATGAAACAGTTCCCAGGGTCCACAGCGAGCTTCGCGACGGAACGCGGCGATACGGATGAGCGGCAGGAAGAACCGGTATTTGCCATCCGCGAATGGCAGCGTGACGGCAGTTTCGTCCACGATTACGCCGCCGCAGTCCAGGTCCATCCGCCGTTGCTGGCAAGCTGCACTTCGGCGCTCGACTCGCCCTCACGTGGCGCGCCGATACTGAGCGACTGCACGAGCATATTGCATGCGATGGTGCCGAGTAGATCGCCGGAATCGGTGCCGTCGTCAGCGTAAAGCTCGACCTTCACGTTCGGCTTCGTGCCCAAGAGGTCCAGTTCGGTTTCGAACGCGGTTACGTCGGTCAGGCCGGTGGCCGTAACGTCGAGCTGCTTGCCGGTCGCCTTCGGCTTGCGGAACGGAACCTCGCCCGGTTTGGCGCAGTCGCGCACAAAGCGGTCGGTCGACTGCACCGCGAAGTTGAGATTGATGTCCTGCTTGCCGCAGGAGATCGTGAACACTTCCGGGCCGGCGCCGTCGCCAAACTTGAGAACGGCAATATCAAATTCGGTGGGCAAGCTCATGACCGTCTCCTGCAATCGCAGGGGACGCTAGGGCGCGTTACTCCGGCTCGTTACCGCCGTCAGAGATCACATGGATCGCGGCGCGCCGTCGCTCGGGCGTGTCGATAGCGGCAGAGAGCATGACGCCGAACAGACCTTGCGCGAGATCGTCATCGCCGCCTTCTTCCAACCTCCGCATCATGTCACCGATGTCGTCAGCGTCGAGGACTTCACGGTCCAGAAGCTGCGCGATGAGGACCGCCAGAACGGGATCGATACCGGTGTCGCTATTTCGGGAGGGGTCGGCCACGCGGGCACGCTATCACGGTCAACGCTACTCCGCCAGCACCCGCGCATTGACCTGGGCGAACCAGTGGAATGCATCCGGCGTGCCGTCCTCCAGCAAGCGGATATCGGACAGCCGAACCCGCGCCCGCCCGCCGCCTTCAAGGTCCAGCCAGTTATCGGCCAGCACGCGCTCGATCTCCGCGCCGATCAGGCTCGCATGATCTTCGGCGGTCATCGGGCTGGCCCCGGTGCGCTTCCGGGCGAAGGCGTGAATATCCCACGACACCAGACCGCCGTTGACGCAGGACGACCTGAGGCGCTGCGTAACGGGAGCATGGAGCTTGATGAACGGCCATGCCGGGGTGCCGTCCGGGTTGATGCTGGCTTTCGGGACGAGTGCGATCAGCCCGGCGTCAGCCTTTAGCCGGGTCAGCAGCGCCCTTCGCACCAATCGTTGCAGACCCACCGCCATCGCTCTTTTCCTCCTTCACGGCGCCGGCCGAAACGGCGGCTGCGTGGATTTCATTGGTGACTTCGTAAGAGCCGGCCGGGTAATCGATCGTCGTCACAGGCGTGACGTAGGACCATGCCTTGTCGAGTTTCAGGGTCTTCATTTACCGCTCCTTTTGACGAGCTTGCCGATCTCCTGATCGAACAGGCGCTGGATAGTGGGGGCCATCTTGTCGCGGGCCGGACGCATCGACGGGCGCGCGGCCATGGTCGATGTGCCGAACTCCAGCGGCTTGGCGTGCGGGGCGTTGGACTGGACCTCGGCCTCGACAGGACCACGGTGCACGGTTTCGAGACCCGCCTGTAGCGCGCCGGTGTCGCGGTTCGGCGGTTCACCAGGCGCGGACGCCACATGTCCCTTGCCACTGACCGAACCGGCCGAAATGGAGCGATGAACCTCCGACCGGATCATATCCGCCCCGACGTAGACCACCTTGCTCGCCGCCTCGACGACTTCGCGCCCGGACAATCGCTTGAGCCGCCGGATATGGCCGTCTCGCCCCTTCATCCGCGACATGACGATATCCTTCGCCCGCGCGCGTCGTAGGCGAACCCGAGCGTGTCGCGGGTGCCGCTCTGCAATTCCCATGTGCCGGCCCATTCGCCGAGCGGGATATCGACGGTGATCTGGAGATCGACCGGAACCCATATGCCCTTCGCGATGACGAGCAGCCGCATGTCGGTCTCGATGAAGCCAGCCTCGGCGCGCATTGCGTCGGTGGCATGGTTCACCTGCACCTTGCAGACGAAATCCTGGGCCGCGCCGGGGGTGATGATGCTCCCGCCGTCGTCCTTCACGTCGGAGAGGGTCCAGCGCAGCCGGGCGGGGTGATATGGCCCGTCGAATGCCTCAGACACGGTGCCGGCGATCTGGGCGAAGGCGTCGGCCAGGATCATGCACAGACCCCGGCGAGAAACGGACCACCGCGGTTGCGGCGCAGGTAGGTCAGAAACTCCTGGCCATAGCGGTTCGATGCATAGCCGCCCTTCGCGCTGTTCGCGATTGTCGCGCCATCGAACGACACGCTCATATCCGCCGACTTGAAGCTGGTGACGCCCATCGCGGCGATATCGGCCACCGCACCGCCCGATGATGCCGCGCCATTTGCCGCCAGCTTGTATGCCGCATGGGCGAGGATTGCAGGGCTATAGTCGGCCTCGATCCAGTCGGTCGTGACGATGATCTGCGCGCTTTCGATCTGGCGCTGGATCACGGCGTCATCGACCCCAGCGAAGGCCGGATATTCAAGGCGGAGATCGGCGGGCGAGGGCGCGGTGTAGGGCATCA